CATAATGAAATTAACACCCCTAGATAAGTACGAAAAAGACTCAGCAAAGATATAGACCAAAGATTCCGAATTTCGGAAAAAAGTACTTCTGTCTACAAGACTACTAATAAGGTTGAACTATAATGAAATCCTTTATCAAATATCCTACCACGGATACAATTACTCCAGTCCTCAGATTCATGGAGGCTTGTGAGCAGTATCCAATATATACTGAGGAAAAACTTGTCGAAACAGCCAGTCTTTATCATAATTTGATTTTAGAAGAATTCATTGAGTTAACTGAAGCTGCAATGAACTATAATTACATTGAGCAATTTGATGCTTTTCTTGATTTAGTATGGGTTGCCGAAGGATTAGTTATTGCATTGAAATTGCCATACAAAGAGTACATCCTTAAAGGAAAGCGAAGGCCATTCTATGAATTGATGGAAATATTCATTTCTGGTGATGTTGGTGTTACACCACAGCTTATTGAAGCAGCAATTGATTTAGCATACAATCTTGGAATGCCATTTGCTGATGGGTATAAAGAAGTGGCCCGCTCAAATATGAGTAAGGTCATGCCAGATGGAAAGGTTCACAAACGAGCAGATGGAAAGGTATTGAAACCTGATACATTTAGTGAGCCTGATTTACGTCAGTTCTTTCCTGCTAAATCATGACTAAAATACAAGAAACTCCAAATGTAGTTGATTATATTGAATCAGTATTAGATGCTATGTTTATGTTTGAGGACAATGATGTATTTGACTTCCATTACAATGATTTAGTGAACTATGAAAAATTACGAAATAATGCTGTTAAAGAAGCAACTAAGGAAGTGTTCAAAATTCTTGGAAGCACAGGTTTAGACGCCGAAGAAAGAATAACAACCTTAATCACTACAATTGCTTATCTACAAACCCAAATAAATGTAAGTGCATGCAAAGAGATAATAAGGAAGCGTCATGAGCGAAATCAAAAGTCCACAGGAAACAAGAGAAATCCAAAGGGGCCGAGAGTTTGACAATTACTTTATGGAAGTAGCTAGATTGACTGGAAGGCTTTCATATTCAAAGAAACTGCAAGTAGGAGCAGTTCTCTCCAGAGGGAAGAGAATTATCAGTTGTGGATATAATGGTACTCCACCGGGCGCTGATAATACATGTGAGGATTTGATTGATGGTAAATTGATTACGAGACCAGAAGTTTCTCATGCTGAACGAAATTGCATTGAAAACGCAGCAAGGAATGGAATCAAGCTAGAGGGTTCGGTTATGTATGTGAATGTTGCTCCATGCATTGAGTGTGCGAAATCAATCATGAATGCTGGTATTCAAAAGGTTATTTTTGAGAATGAATACAAGAATACAGACGGTATCGATTTTCTAAGAAATCACGGTGTTCCTATCGAGCAACTTTCTTGACCTTTTTTCGTAACTCAGAAGTATCAAGTTTGCCGAAAATCCAGTTGCGGTATACCTTGGAACGAATGTTTTGGTTGTAGAAATCGTCACGTTCAAGCGCACCGGCTAGATAGAGGGCTAATTCTTCAGCATATAAAAGGGAACCTTTAGATGGGCAGAATGTCAAAATTTCTCTTGAAAAGTTGTCCTTGCCATGTTTGGCAACTTCAGCTTGAAGGTCTGGTGAAGAACTATAGTAATCTCGCCAATCGGAGTCTACACGTTCCTTGCGCTTTTTGCCCTTAGTAACCCGTGTTACACGTTTTGTGAGGAGTTTCTTGCCGATGTACTTTTGACTTGTTTTCTGGTTTGTGATAAGATAGATGAATCCTATAGCATCATCAGGGACCGTTTTAACAGGTTTGTTGTTGTAAGTCCATTCCATAATTTTATGTGTTTGGTGTGATCAATTATTTATACGAGGCTAAATATGAATAGAGAGTCTGAAAATCTTCTTCGTGAATTCTTGAAGAATGGTATGGTGTTTGTCGAGTTTGTCAAGGCAGATGGTTCTTTGCGTGAAATGACATGTACTACATGCGAAAGTCTTATTCCAAAACAAAAGCTAGATGAAATCAAGGGTGAACGTATCTTGAAGAAAGATGCAGATTTGATGCGAGTTTTTGACTTAGAGTTAGAAGATTGGCGTAGCTTTAAACCTAGTCGTGTTCGGAGTTTCGAATCGCCAATCCTACAGGGTTGAGGTAAAACATGGGTAAGCCAGATAAAAAGCATGCGGATATTCGTTGTCTGTTCATCTGCAAGAAATCAACGCAAGACAATGCTAACTTTCATGGATATTTTAGACAGTATTCAGGTTTGTTCATTTCTGCGAAGTTGGTTTCTGGAATGTTGAATGACAAATGCAGCATAGAATCAAAGGTAGTTGTTGTTACGGACAACAATGACATTGATAGAGAAGTTACTCAGTATAAACCAACTCACGTATTCATTGAGGCATATTGGGTTGTTCCTGAGAAATTCGATGTCCTTATTCCGTTGCATCCTGACGTGCGCTGGATTGTTAGGGTTCATTCGGAAATTCCATTTTGGGCACAAGAAGGAATTGCAATGGATTGGACAATGAGATATTTGGATTATCCAAATGTGTTTATCGCTCCTAATTCTCCAACAGCATATGATTCAATCATGAATGTTCTCTTTGAGAAGTATCGCAAATCAGTGATTGAACGTATCATCTATTTGCCAAACTACTACCCAACAACGGGGTTAGAAGTTAAGGATAGTGGTGATGGTTCTGTTGACAACTCCTACTTCAACGTTGCCTGTTTTGGTAGCATTAGGCCAATGAAGAACCATTTGAATCAAGCAATTGCTGCTTTGCGGTTTGGTCGTGAAGTTCTTGGAAAACCTATTGGGTTCCACATTAATTCAAACAGAATCGAAATGAATGGTTCTCCAGTATTGAATAATCTTCGTGGTTTATTCAAGAATATCAATCCTCAATACGGTAAGTTATTCGAACATGCATGGCAACCACATCCATTTTTCTTGGGTCTTGTTCGTCAAATGGACATTGGTATGCAAGTTTCATTCACTGAGACTTTCAACATTATTGCTGCCGATTTTGTAACTCAAGGTGTACCGTTTGTTGGTTCTCGTCAAATCACTTGGCTTCCACGAGCATCGTGTGCTGATCCAAATGATGTTGATGACATTGTTGCTACTATGAAAAGTGCTTGGCAATCTCGAAAGTTGGGTCTTTATAAGATGTTCAATAGGCGTGGTCTTGTTGCATACAATGAAGCTTCAATTGAAAGATGGCATGATTATCTTATTTGTGAAAGGTACTGATTATGTTGAGACATTCTCAGCTAGTTGATTTTGATCCTGACAATCATAAGCATTTGAAGGTATATGCTGATTTTATCAAGAACAAGTCATGGGGTAAGGCTTGCCCATTTTACCTAGTTGATCCGTGGTTGAACGTGCCATCCATGATAGACTCTATGTTGGCACGACATCACCTACAAAAAACAGCAAAATTCCCTCTGAAAAAGAGGGTTGACAAATAATCCCAATAATGGTATAATATTAGTTCATTGTGAGAAATGAAAGTTAACTATGGCAACCAAGGCACGTTTGAAGGGTCACGCAATTGTTAAGCGGAATTGGAAGGAAGATATTCCGAAGTTTGACAAGGGCGAATACAATTCGTCTGTTATCAAGGTGTTGACCTATTTCCGTAACGAAGTTTCGGATAAGCAACACGCCAAGATCGCAACGGACTACATGACTGAGAACAAGCTTCTCAAGAAGAATGATGTCGTTACGTTTGGTGTGGATCAAGCTGCTCAACTGGCAGCATTGGGCTACATGTATGCGAATGGTCTCTTGAATGCGGGCCACAAGAAGGTTTACAAGGAAAAGGTCGCTTCGGTGATCCAACCGAAGGTTCGCAAGACCAAGACCAAGGTTACTAACGAAGAAAAGGTTAAGAAGCCTTCTGTTCGTGATTTCATCCTTGCGAGCGCACGGGTGAAGATGGCAGACGTTGACAGCATCCTTGATGATGTATGGGCTGACCGAAAGGTTGCCCGTGGTCGTGGTGCTGGCAAGATGCCCGCTGATGTCAAGCAATTGATCGATACGATTGATGTATCTGGTCCGGTTGCAAAGGTGATGGCAGCAATGTATAAGCCTGTGCAAAAGGAAATGGAAACTGTTTGTGCTTACAAGGACGAACAGCTTGACGAAGCGTATGAACACGTTAGTGACGCACATGCTCGTAAGTATCTCGCAACCGTGAATGCGGTTATCGAGCGTCTTGAACACATTGACGCTCGGGCGAAGGTTCAACGTAAGCCTCGTCGTCGTAAGGAAAAGCCCGCTGCTGTAATTGCAGCAAAGGTCAAGTTCCTCAAGGAAGATAAGAAGCTGAAGATCGCTTCGATCACTCCTGACAAGGTTATCGGTAACACGATTGCTTGGGTGTATAACACCAAGCTTCGCCGGATGACTAAGTACGTTGCAGTTGATGGTTCGACCTTGACTTGGAAGGGTACTACCCTCCAAAACATTGATCCAACTCAATGCTTCATCCGTACTTTGCGTGATCCAGCGAAGTTCTTCAAGGGCGCTGAAAAGTTGAGCAAGCCTCAATTCAACAACGCACTCAAGGACATGCGTGAAAACAAGGCCAAGATCACTGGTCGGATGAATGCCGATAGCGTCATCTATCGGGTGTACTAATCCAATTGGGCGAGAATCTCTCGCCCAATTTTTGTTGGAGAATTGAGTGATGGAAGTTTTGTGCAGAAGTATATGCAGTTATTGTAACGGGTCCGGTAAAAACGGCAGGTCCAATGAGGCGGCTGCTTATATGGCCGCAGAACATAATGTTGCGGCAAGGAGGATGTTTAGTTCAAACATTCTTTCAATGTCTGATTTCCAGATTTGTGAAGAATGTAGTGGAGACGGATACATTGAGTCTTGGGAATCTTTAGAAGAAATCATGAAAGATTTGAGAAAACTATGAATAACGAAAAACAAGTAGGATCAATAGTTCAGCTTACAGAAACAGGTGGAATGGTTCCTACTGTAAATGAACCTATTCCTCCACCAGTAATTAAACGAGGTCGTGGTCGTCCTCGCAAGGCTCCAGTTGAATATACCCATCCCGGTTTGGCTCCTGTCGAGCGCACAACAGATAAAGACAAACTTCGTGAAGGCAATGCATGGTTGTCTATCTTCTGTGCATACATTACAAATGCGTCTGCTCCAATCCGCACTCCACCCGAAATTATCGCCGGTCTGACAGACAAGGCACTAGCCGAGTACAAAAAGAGATTTGGACCCGAGGATTAAACTATGATTTTGATTGACTTCAACCAATTATTCTTTAGTGCAATTATGTCTACAGCCGGTAAGGATGTCAACTCTGAAAATCCAGAGGGTGCATCTTTGATCCGGCATATTGTGCTTTCTGCCATCCTTTCATACAAGAAAAAGTATGGTAAGAAGTACGGTGACGTTGTTCTCGCTTGTGATAGCCGTGAATACTGGCGGCGGAACGTCTTTCCTCAATATAAGGCAAATCGCAAAAAGGATCGTGATAATTCCAAGGCCGATTGGCCGTTCATCTTTCAAGAACTTGATAAGATCAAGGTCGATCTGAAAGAGAATTTCCCATACAAGATTATCGAGGTTGATGGTGCCGAAGCTGATGATGTAATTGCAATTATCGCCAAGTATACACAAACCAATGAACTTGTGCGGACTGGTTTGATTGATGAACCTGAACCTGTAATGATTATAAGTGCTGACACTGACTTCTGTCAATTACAGAAGTGGAAGAACATTGAGCAGTTCTCTCCAATCCAGAAAAAGGTAATTAAGCCACCTGTTCCATTGAACGAGTTCATTATTGATCACGTTTGCGGTGGTGATGCCGGTGATGGCATTCCAAATATATGTTCACCGGATAACTGTTTCACAGATAGTATTCGGCAAACTCCATTCAAGCGTATTCGCCTGATCGACTTCAATAAGCGTGGTATTGATGCATGTCTTAATGAATCTGAGCGGCGGAACTTCCAACGGAACATGAATTTGATCCATTTCGACTTCATTCCTAATACCCTTGAGAAGAAGATCATAAATACATACGTGAAGTCTGATCCGGTTAAAAGTAAGGGTAAGATTTTCAAGTATCTCGTTAAACATGGTATGAAGCATTTGATTGCTAGTGCTGATTCCTTCTAATGGAGCCGTTATGAAACAACATGCACATGAAGTCCTTGACAAAATAAACAAGGCAAAGGGTGAAGAACAACAAACTCTCTTAAAGCAGTTTGCTGATAAACACCCATTCAACATGATCTTCATTCTCAATTTCAACAAGGAATTTAACCTTGATGTACCGGAAGGTATGCCACCTTACAAACGTGATGAAGAAACACATGATGATTTGTTCCCATCAAATCTAGCGACCGAAATTCGTAAGGTGAAAAACATCATCAAGGGTCGCAACAATCTTCCAAAGATCAAGCGTGAGTACATCTTCATTCAGGTGTTGGAAGCTATTCCGCCCGGTGAAGCTGATGTTCTTGTTTTCGCCAAGGATCATGCTTTGAATGAACTGTATCCAAACATCACAGAAAAAGCTGTCGCAAAGGCATGTCCTGACCTTGCAAAACTTTGGAAAAAGAAGAGTTAATATGCCTACGTATGCTTATGTATGTGACAACTGCGGTCATACATTTGATCGTGTTGTCAAAATTGCTGATCGGCATGAAGCAACTAAAGTTCCATGTGAGAAATGCCAAGGTACTATCTCATTAGTTATTGGTGTTCCTCCATTACTTGACCCATATCGTATGGGCATACAAAAGACCCCTGAATCATGGCGTGATCTACTCAAACATATCAAGAAAAATCACAGAGGGTCTAATATCAACGCTGACTAATAGGAGCGACCTTGATCCCACAAGAAGAAAAAAAACCACGAAAGAAAAAGACATTGAGAGGTTGTGGTAATATGGAGTTGAAGGACATTAGTCCATTAACCACCGGCCAGCATATTATGATGGAATCCTTTATAAGAGGAAGTCACGTAGTTGCTGATGGTGTAGCTGGAACTGGTAAAACGTATGTTGCAACGTATTTGGGATTGCATCATTTGTTCAAAAGACAAGGTGAACGATTGATCTTCCTTAGAAGTCTAGTTGCAACTCGGGAAGTGGGATTTTTGCCGGGATCATTGATTGAAAAGACAGCACCATATTGGTCTTTGTATAAAGACCATGTGAATGAGTTGTGTAATAATGGCACTGCATGGGATATTATGACCAATGCAGGGTTGATTGAATTCGAGACTACATCATTCATTAGAGGCAAGACATGGAACAATGCCGTTATCATTGTTGATGAATATCAGAATCTCAATCCACATGAAATCTACTCGACATTAACGAGAGTAGGAAACAACTCACAGATTATTCTCTGTGGTGATAATAAACAAACTGACCTTCCAAAAAAAGAAGATGGATGGTCATATCTTCAAAAGCTGGTTGCCAATACAAGCGATTTGTTTGATGTTGTCACCTTTGGAATCAACGATATTGTTAGATCAGAATTCGTAAAGCAAATCATTATCGCTGATTCTCGCTTGAAGTAGGATACGCTATGTTCAAACGAATAAATCAAGGTTCACCGGACTATGCTCCCAAAAGTTTTGATGAAAACTTCTTCATAATGTTTGGTGAAATCACAAGCAAAATGGCAGAACGTGTCATCGAATGGATTTTGCGGGCAAATTTAGCAGTTAAGAAACCGAAAGTTCTAACCATCCTGATTAATAGTCAGGGTGGTGATCTTACGGCAGCATGGGCAATTATTGATGTAATTCGTGGCAGTGATATTCCCGTCCGTATAATAGGACTTGGTGAAATTGCAAGTGCTGGTTTGTTGATTTTTGTATCCGGTAAGAAGGGTATGAGAATATTGACCGATAATACTAGCATAATGACTCACCAATACTATTGGGGTGGAGAAGGAAAGCAACACGAATTGGTTGCTATGCAGAAGGAAATGGATTTGATTCAAGAACGGTTAATTAGGCATTTCAAAAAGGTAACGGAACTCTCTGTTGATGAAATCAATGAGTTTCTACTCCCACCATCTGATGTGTACTTTACAGCCAAGGAAGCAAAGGAATTAGGGTTGTGTGACGATATAAAGACCCTACGCTAATTTGACATCAATTCATAGATAGTGTAGCATATAACTGTCTATATTAATGAGAAAAGTATGAAAGCTAGACTAGGTTTTGAGTTTGAGGTTGGACATAAAAAGGACTCATACACCTTCCTTAATGATATTCGCCGCCGCTTACCTAAAAATCAAGCGGCTCTTGTTAAGTATGTAGGTGATAGGTCAGTCCATGTGCCAAGAATGCATGAAGGTGAAATAGTAACTTCTCCAATGCCAGAGACAACGGCATTGAAGTTTGGTAATACTATGTTCGATATTCTGACAGAATTGGGTTGTATCACAAATACAAGTACCGGGTTCCATGTTAATGTTTCTATGGATGGTTCATTGGTAAATCAGAGAATGTATGCTAATCCATTTGCTCTATTAGCATATCTGAGAGAATCTGAATATCTCTACAGATGGGGAAGGCAAAATTCGGGTTATGCAAGGGCGTGGGAATCAACCTTCTTCGCCAACTTGTACGATGCTAATGATTCATGGGTTACACTTAACTCTTATGATCAGTGGAAGCATAATTGCAACATGTTCATGGAGGCTGTAACATACAATCCATCTGCGGCAGACAACAATGAGTTTGTGAAAGAACAAGTTGATGCGTACAAAGAGAAATTGATTTCGGTTTCGATCCCATATCTTTGGGAACGAGGATACATTGAATACCGAATAATTGGTGGTAACTACTTGCCAAGAAAGGTTGAGGCGATGACAGATGTAACACACTTCATTGAAGCTACTAGGTATATGACTAACTATGATCCACGATGCGTTGAGCAATATCTTGAAAAGACGTATCAAACATACAAGGTGAAAAATGAAAGCTAAAAATGTGATGCTTGACATTGAAACTTTGGCAGATTATCCATCTGCCATTATTTTGTCTATCGGGGCAGTTACCTTTGACATCAAAAAGGATGGAACCGAACTTGGTGAAAAATTCTATGTCAATATTGATGGTAAGACTGCTGCCAAGGCAGGATTGATCGCCACAAGCGCAACCGTAGATTGGTGGGCAAAACAAAGTAAAGAAGCAAGGGCGGTTCTTGAGGTTGACATGCAACCAATCACCACTGCATTTGAGCAATTCAATGCATGGTGGAAAGAGAACACTACAATCAATACACAAGCATGGTCAAATGGTACAAACTTCGACTTTCCGATTCTTGAGTATGCTTTCCGCAAGTGTGGTATGTCTACTCCGTGGTCATATCGTCGTATTATGGACTTCCGCACCATCGTAAATTTGTTTGGTATGGAACCAGCATGGCGAGAATATGCTGGCAAGAACAACAACGTATTACACAATGCAGCTAATGACGCAGCGTGTCAAGCAATGTTCTTGGGTAATCTTCTGAAAGGTTCACTGTGAAACGCCGAATACAAGTAGAAGTATTCATTAACTCAAGAGGTGAGTACAATGCGCTTGGCGCAGAACGCCTAAACAATGATGGTAGTTTTGAATTCATCAAGGATGGTATGAAAGAGCCAGAGTACTTGTCGATTGTTACAGAGGGATTGGATGTAGGTAAATTCAAGTTTGGCAGGATGTTAGCATCATTTATGGTCGATATTCCTGTTGAGGATGTGGAAGAAGTTAAACCAGATAATGATACAGGAGCAACAGTTACGCCATGAAAACATTTTTATATGGATTGATATTTGGTGTTCTATTTTCTCTTTCGCTACCGTCAATTGCGGTAACTGGCGTTAGGGTTATTGATGGAGATACTGTGCAAGTTCCAATCAGTACAGTTAAATCATTTCCATCATTGGTTTCCATTAGATTGCTTGGAGTTAATACACCCGAACTACGTAAGTATGAGTGTATGAATGAGTATATGGCTGCGTTAGAAGCGCAGAAATTTACCAGAGCAAAAATAGCTGAAGCTAAAACCATCGAGGTTAAATTCATTAGGTGGGATAAGTATGGTGGCCGAATCAATGCCACAGTTCTCCTAGATGGAAATGATCTTTCAAGTATGCTTATTGCTAGTGGACATGGAAAGGAATATTCTGGTGGTAAGCGAGTAAACCACTGGTGCAATTAGCATAAATACTTGGTATTCATAACAACAATAAGAATATCAAATGAATATCAAGGACAAAGCAAGACACTTGGCAGCATGGTTCGTACCTAAGATTTCATGGATTACATGGAACAGTTTAGCAGCATTGTTTAATGGTGGTCTCTTTTTCAAGATGACACCTGAACAGCTAGACGAGATTCATGAACTTCTTCGTAACAACTATTACGTCATCTTAACAAGGAACAATAGTCACCTATCCACTTAC